AAATGATTCAGGAGTTACTTCTGCTTCGGGAGCTGCCGCCTCAGGGGCTCCACCCGGTTCAGGTCCACCCGGTTCAGGTCCTGGTTCAGGTCCACCTAAATCTTCCATTCCTCCACCTAAGTCTCCACCTCCGCCGAAACCTCCTCCACCTCCCGGTGGTGGTGGGGATGATGGTGCCGCACCACCGGCAGTTGCTCCGGATGCAGGGTTACCATATAATTTATCGATATTATCGAAGATACCTGTATGTGTTATGATAGTTGCCGTATTTGTTAATTCAGCTCCGACAGCCATCTCAATTCTTTGTTGTTGTAAATCAAGTTTGATTTCCTCATCAGAGAATCCTAAAATATGTTTCTTAGCCCACGATACAGATACCGGAGCAATACCCGCAATTGCCGCAACGGCTTGTTGGTATAATGCAATTTTTTCTTTCCAAAGGTCATTCTTTAATAAATCTGCTTGGGATGATGGATTGGTTAGTCCTAACGTAAAGTTAGAGAACTCATCTTCAAACCCTAATAAGAATAAATGAATGATTGCAATTTTATTTAATTCGGCAATCATTGATTTTTGAATCTTATTGATTGTTCTTGCAAAACGAATATCCTGTAATGATAAATTCTTACCATCACCGGCAGTTTCTTCAAATCCTAAAAATGCTTTAGGAACACGAAGAGCGGTTAATAATTTCTTTTGGATATATTCTATATCGGCAATTTCAGATAAGTTTGTTGCTCCCGGTAACGTATCAATTGGTGATGCCGCCGCTGGGTCTCTAACAGGAATAAAGTAATCTTGGTCAACAGCCATTTGGTTGAATCTCATATCGACATTACCTGTTTTAGCATCAACAACTTGGTCACGTTTAAATTTGTTTGCAACACGTTGTACGTAAGCCTCAACATCTTTATCATCCATATTACCAACGAATACTTTGAACACACGTCTTTCCGGTGCTCTTGAAGTTCTATAAATTAACATCGCATCTTCCGATAATAATAATTGTTTCCAAATACGTCTTGCTTTTTCTAACATTGACGTTCCGTATGGAAGTTTTCTATCGTCACCTAATAAACGGAAGTGGGCAACTTCCCAAGAGTTAAACTCCATATCTTTTGCCTTCCACTTAAATCTTAATCCTTTGTGTTCTGCAGGTTCATCTATAGTTGCAGATTTTGCTGCCATACCTCTTTCCAAACGTTCTATTTCAATGTTTGGTAATTGCATACAACCAACAATACCTTTATCTGAATCTAATTTTAAATAAACAAAGTTATCACCATACTTACAAGTATTTCTTGTCCACATAGTTAAATTCGTATTAACGTCTAATACGTTATTGAATAAATCGGCTAGTATAGATTTTATTCTTTTTGATTCAGAATAAATTTGTAACATATATCCATTCTCATCAACAGTTGTTGATTCTTCACCATAGATGTCTAATGCCGCTGATATCTCAGGGGTGTATTCCATAGATTCATAATCGTAAAATGAAGCCAAACGAGTTGGTTCATAATAAACTGCTTGAGTGTATAGATTACTTTCAATCTTAGTCCATTGGTTAGATAGGTAATATGTTTGTTGAGCTTGTAATTTTTCTCTTTCATATTCCGCTTGTGATGTTGTCTTTAACAACTCTTTCTTATCTAACTTATATGTTGGGTAGTCTTGATTTAATAACGCGTTTGGTCCAAAGGCTCTTGATAACCTTTGCCAAACCGTTAAATCATTATTTTCATTATTTTCCATATTCTAAATTTAAATATAATTTTCCTTATATAAATAGTTTACTTTGTTCTAATAAGTATCTGTTTTACTTATTGTGAGTTAAGACATTATTCGCAAAATATAAATTACTATTATTCACATCAACGTTATAAACTGTTGTTGATTCTGTAATTGTCACTAATGATGTGATTTCAAATTCAGTATTGTCAATATCTAATAATACATCACCAACATTTAAATCAGATGTTGTTCTGATATACCAAACACCATTTTGTTTAACAACGTGGTTATGAGAATCAGTCGCAATTAATTTATCGTTATTAATATTAATAACCGAATCAAATTCATATATTGTAAAATTAATTACTGTAGAGGTTGATTCTACATAATTTAAAGTGTCACTACTCCAAGAGTACCATTCGTTTGATGGTTGTGGCATTCCTGAAACATCAATAGATTTAAGTATGTCGTTAACTTGAACATCTTGTATTAATTTAGTTGAACCATCAGATAATGTTATTACTGTATTAACAACTAAACAACCACACGAAAAACAAGCACCCGTAAATGCGGTTCCATCCCAATATCTTCTACTAAAGTTATCAGTGGTTTTATAATAACCCGCAGCTGCAAATGCGAAGGTACAATTACCGGATATATCATCATCATATAATTCGGTTGCGTCACATAAACCTAAAATTGCGGAACGATTTATACATTGATTAACTAACGCCCAACCAGGTAACGAACATACAGCATTTGACACTCTATATCCTAATGTAATATTTGTTGCGCAACAATTATATATTGATGGAAGCCAACCACCTGAATTGTCACCACCGCCAAATGAAATAGTGTTTTCTTGAGCACAAATATTCGGTGAATCACCCATATTGTTAGCAAAGGAACTTGCAGGGAACCCTTCACAATCAATATAATCAAAAGTTGTTGAACCAAAGAAAGGACCACCTGGTGGAGACCAATATAATTCATAACATACACAAGTTACTCCAGGTGGTGTTTCAGTCGGTGTAGGTGTAGGTGTTTTTGTTGGTGTTGGTGTTTGAGTTCTTGTAGGTGTAGGTGTTGGTGATGGGAACACATAAGTAATAACATTTGAAACTCCCGTAAGAGACGAACAAAATAATGTCATTCTAAAGTATATTGTTCCACTATTAATACCGGTTATTGCCGACCTAGGTGAAGTACAACCACCTGCACCACCCAAAGTCCAAGTTATATTATCAGACGAATATTCCGGTAAAAGTGTTCCACAAGAACCTGCTGTTGTGAAATTATAATTCCAAGTGGTTCCTGAAACATATGTGGTAGAAATTAATGTAACACCACACGATGTTGTTGGCGTTGGAGTGTTTGTTCGAGTAGGTGTTTGTGTAGGAGTTTTAGTAGGCGTTTGTGTTTGCGTCGGAGTTGCAGTTAATGTTGTTGTTGTTGTTGGAGTTTGAGTTTTAGTTGGAGTTTGTGTTTGTGTTTTGGTTGGAGTGTTAGTAGGAGTTTTAGTTGGCGTCTGAGTCTGAGTCGGAGTTGCAGTTAATGTTGTTGTTGTTGTTGGGGTTTGAGTTTTAGTTGGAGTGTTGGTTGGAGTTTTAGTAGGCGTTTGTGTATTTGTTGGTGTTGGTGTCGGAGTTGGGGTTGGGAAGAAATATGGGAAAACTTCAGAATATGCGCTAATACCACCTGATGTACATAATTGACCCACTTTTACATAAACATTTCCTGTTGTAGTAAGAGAGTCAAAAGTAAACGGTGATGTACAGTTACTTGGAGTTGCCACAGCAGAATTAAAGTTTATATTATCATAAGAATATATCATAAAAATACCACTACAATTTGGTCCCGGAATAATCGAAACAGATAAAATTGAACCTGATGACAATGTAACACCTAACATTTGAGGTGCTGAACAAACTGGTGTGTTTGTAGGCGTCTGTGTTTGAGTTTTGGTTGGTGTTTGTGTTTGAGTATTAGTAGGTGTTTGAGTCATTGTTTTTGTTGGTGTTGGTGTTTGAGTTTTTGTTGGTGTTTGAGTGTTTGTTGGAGTTTGAGTCTGAGTTGGTGTTGCGGTTAATGTCGTTGTTGTTGTTGGAGTTTGAGTTTTGGTTGGAGTGTTAGTCGGAGTTTGAGTAGGTGTTTGTGTCGGTGTTGAAGTTTGAGTTTGTGTTTGTGTTTGAGTTTGTGTTTGAGTGTTTGTTGGTGTATTGGTAGGTGTTTGTGTTGGTGTTGAAGTTTGTGTTTGTGTTTGTGTAGGAGTATTTGTTGGTGTTGTTGAAATTGTTGGAGTTACTGTTGGCGTTACCGTTGGAGTCACAGTTTGAGTTGGAGTTGGTGTAGGTGTAGGTAAAATACATTCGTGGTCTAATTGACAAATAAGGCAACTCACATATGAAGTTAAACTAATAATTTCATATTGACTGTTAAATGACGTAGGATTTATTGCTTTAACACAACCACTATATCCGGTAGTCTCTATATAATAGAAGTTATCAATAAAAACAGGATATATTATTCCACCCACTTTATATATTATAGATGGGTAACAACAATCTTCAAAATACCCAATTGTTGGAGGTAATGGTGACGGTGTTTGTGTTTGAGTTTGTGTTTGTGTTGGAGTGTTAGTCGGAGTTTGTGTAGTGGTTTGAGTTTGCGTTTGTGTTTGCGTTTGCGTATTTGTTGGCGTATTTGTTTGAGTATTTGTTTGTGTAGGAGTATTTGTTGGTGTCATTGTTGGTGTTGTTGTAGGGCGATTTGTTGGTGTGGGAGTATGAGTCTTAGTTGGAGTTTGAGTTGGAGTGATAGTGTTAGTAGGTGTAGCTGTATTGGAAGGTGTTTGTGTTTGTGTCTGCGTTGTCGTTTGTGTTGGGGTTTGTGCTGGTGTTCCAGTATTAGTTGGTGTAACAGTATTAGTTTGAGTTGGTGTTTGAGTTGGAGTATCTGTAATAGTAGGTGTCGGTGTATTTGTCGGTGTATTTGTCGGTGTTAATGATATACAAGGAATATCCAACGAGCAAGTTTCATCGTAATACATTACGTAAATAATGTAAGTTCCATAATAATTTTCGGATTCGTAATTATACGGTAATGTAACTTCACCAATATTTATAACCCCCCCCGAACAAGGGAAAAAGGTTATATCGGCTAATTGTCCGTTATAATTCGCAGTTAATATTTCTAAAGTTGTACTCATATATTGTTAGTTCGTATAAATTAAGGTGTTGGTGGGGGATTATTCAAAGACCCCGATACACCTGTTGCCGGTATGTATATATAATAATCACCATACGGATAATCTGTAGGGTAATCATACGGTAATGTAACCGTACCAATATTAATTGTTCCACCTGTTGATGGATTAAAAGTTATATCGGCGGTATATCCGGTATAATTATTTGTCGATATTCTATATATATATTCCATAAATTAAGTTAACATTCCTCCGTCGCTAATTGACCAAAAATAAGTTGTTACAAGGGTTGTCCTTGCCGCCAAACCAGCTGATGTGTATTTTGCACTACCAAAATTAATCTGTATCCCTATTTGTGGGTTTTTTGTTACCCACCCATTATAAATACTATCTAAATTGTATGTGAAAAAAGTAATAGGGTTTTTAGTTCCCATAAAATAATAAAAATTTGTAACACCTGATATGTTCCAATTCCCTAAATTTTGTTTAAAATATTGGTTTTCATAAAACATATACACAACATTAGATACTTTAGAAATATCCCAATTTCCAATAGGTTGATTAAATTTTGAACCCCTAAACATATTAAACAAACTAATAACATTTGAAACATTCCACCCGGATAATGGTTGATTAAATTGAGATTGATAGAACATCGCACCCATATCTGTGACACCCGACACATTCCAATTATTAATTGGTTGATTGAATGATGAAGTGGCAAACATATTACTCATACTTGTAACCTTTGAAACATTCCACCCGGATAATGGTTGATTAAATATTTGATTATTAGAGAACATATCACTCATATTTGTAACTCCAGAAACATTCCAATTATTTATATTTTGATTAAATTGAGAATTATTAAACATGGAAAACATAAGAGTAACTTTAGAAACATTCCATCCGGATAATGGTTGGTCAAATAAACTGTTAAAAAACATATAACTCATATTTGTAACTTTAGATACATCCCAATTATCAATTTGTTGGTTAAATATTCTATTATTATAAAACATACCTGACATATTTGTTACATTACTAACAGTCCAACTTGATAATGGTTGATTAAATGTTGAGTTGGAATAGAACATATTCGACATATTGGTAACATTTGAGACGTTCCACCCGGATAATGGTTGATTAAATATTTGATTATTAGAGAACATACCCGACATATTGGTAACACCCGAAACATTCCAATCCCCAATTGGATGGTTAAATGTTGAGTTGTAATAGAACATATAACTCATATTGGTAACACCCGAAACATTCCAATTCCCAATTGGATGGTTAAATGCTGAGTTGTAATAGAACATACCACTCATATTTGTAACATTTGAAACATTCCAATTTTCAATAGGTTGATTAAATATTGAGTTGTTATAGAACATATAACTCATATCTGTAACATTTGAAACATCCCATCCGGATAATGGTTGATTAAATGATGACCCATTAAACATATAACCCATATTTGTAACACCTGAAACATTCCAATTATTGATTGGTTGGTTAAATGGACAAGACTCAAACATATTACTCATATCAACAACATTTGAAACATCCCATCCGGATAATGGTTGATTAAATTGAGAATTACTAAACATATAATTTGTGTATTGAACATTTGAAACATTCCACCCGGATAATGGTTGATTATAACTTGTCAAATAAAACATTCCACTTATATTTGTAATTCCCGAAATATCCCAATTATTTAAGTTTTGATTAAATAATATACATCCGGAGAATAAATAAGATAAACTTGTTATATTAGAAATGTCCCACGATTGTATATT